TTGGTGAATCAAATTTATATTCGGCTTTTACGTTTCCCCATGAACTATTATTTCTAATGCATATTGCATTTTTGTTTTCGTTCTTTTTCATTTTCTATATTATCCTAATATTTTTTAATTATTTTTCTTCTGTTTCTTCTACTATTTTTTCTTTCACAAAAGCTGATAAAATGCCCAAAATTATCATCCATATTAATGATATTATTATAGAAATACTATACATAGCCGTATATAACCAACTTAATATATTACATCCACCAGATGTTAAACAATCAATCGAATATACAATAAATATTATAACTGGTCCTAAAAATATCACATGTAAAAACATGTACAAAAATCCCCAAAAACCGGCAGTAACAAAAGTTATGATTATAGTAAAAATAGACTGTATGATAAGTAAAACAAGAAGTATATTTGCTTGTTTTGATAAATTAAACATTTTCTATAATATTAATATATTTTTATTTGATTCAAACTGAAATAAATATTCTGACAGGTTTCTCAAGAAAAAATGTCACAGCATTCTCAAGATTTATCTGGATGTGAAGAGGTCGTGCTTTCTTCATTTGAGAGCAAAACAGGCATATCCCAAGATGTCAATGACATGACAATAGAATCAGGAGAATCAGGACATGTTTCTTCACAACTTTCTTCAAAGTCTGGAAGTTCTGGAAGTTCGATTCGTGTTGTAAACATCCCTGAATCATCTAAGACACGCAAGGCCGCAATGATTGCCAAAGAGAAGATGGCAGGAAAGAGGAAGTATTCTTCATCTTCTTCATCTTCTTCAGGATCAAGCTATCAGGTTGACAAAAAAAGTAAGAAGGATACGCCAAGTTCATCAAAAGTAGCCACATTGACAACCAATGGTGATGTGATAATGTATGGACTATTGGTCACCAAAAAAACAGGACAGGTCTTCTATCCACAAGACAGCTTGTTTGTCCTTCACGAGGAGAACGACGAATATACAGCGATGAAGAAACATGTCGCTGAAAACAAAACGAAGTGGGAATCTTTGGGACATCGTGTAGAAGTTGTTTTACATACTTTTCAAGGAATTATTCCCACTGTCATCGGTGGATTCACAAGAGGGTTCATGAAATCTTCCTACAAATAAGATGGTCAATAACCCTTCTATATTTTCATCCATATAATATAGAGTATGTTGACTTACAATGAAAATATGAAAAAATATTTTCATATCAAGAAAGATACCATTGAAGAAGAGTGGATGACGTATTTGAAAAAAACACAAGCACCATGCGTGTCGATATCTCATGATGTATTGAACAACTTAATGACTGTAGCTTTCGCATTCAAAGTAATCAATGTAAAGAACCCATTGAAAAAATTGGAAGTATATTCTAAAAATAAAAATATTCGTGACTATATTAAACAAGTAAATGAGTGTATGAGTACCATTGATATATTAAATCAACCTGCTAACATAGCAACACCGTATCATATGAGTGAATATGTTAAAAAGATGTTTCGTAAACATAAAGACGTCAATGTCAAAGTAATGAATTTATCACAAATTAAAAAAGAAAGACTTAATTTATTACATGCACTTGGTGATGGCAATTATAACCCGCCTTATTTTGTAATTTTGGAGAGAATTATTAAAAATAAACCGACAAAATGTATAATCGGAAAAGGCATAACATTTGATAGTGGTGGCGTCACAATAAAATCAGGTACGACAAATCATTTACATTATATGAAGATGGATAAAACAGGTGCATGTTATGGCGCTCATATTTTTAAATACATTGTAGAAAATACACAAGAGTCGTGTGTAGCACTTTTGCCATTTACAGACAATATTTTGTCATTGAAAACATTGAAACCTGGTGATATTGTAAAAAGTCACAGTGGAAAAACTGTGGAAATTTCAAACACTGATGCTGAAGGAAGATTAATTGTAGCAGATAGTTTGTCATTTTGTGAAAAATATAAACCAGATCTTGTTATAGATATAACAACATTTACAAGTACTCATTTTTCATGCGATGATTACGGTGTATTTTTCACAGAAGATCCAAAATTAAAGAAATTTATTGAAAGTAAATCATTAAAATTGAATGAACCAATAAGTCCTATACCGTCTCGTATAAACAAGACACATATTAAATCTTCTGTAGCAGATGTCAAAAACTCATCAAGAATTTGTAGAAACGCCTATAATGCATCAATGTTTTTACATGAATTTGTTCCAAAAGATACAAGATGGGTACACTTTGATATATCAAACGAAGTATATTTAAATAATGAAGAACTAATACCTAATGGAAAAGGATTTTTAACAATAATAGAAACCTTAAAGTTAAATATATAAAGAGTAATTACATTCATTTATAAAATGATTCCCAAGATAGTTCATCAAACATGGTATGATCATAATTTACCAAAAATATTTCAAGAAATATATAATGAAAATATGAAAAAGAATAGCGAATTTGAATTCAAATTATGGAGCGATAATGATGATGAAATGGTTATAGAAAAATTGTTAGAAAAAGATTTCCCGAAGATTATGGAAATTTTTAACAAATCAAAATTTGGTGTTCAAAAAGCAGATATAAAAAGGATTGCAATATTATATTATTTTGGAGGAGTTTATATCGATTTGGATATAATGTTTCTAAAACCTATAGATGATTTAATTAATTTCTATCAAAATGATGATATATTTGTTGCTTTAGAACCGGAAGAACAAACAATGAAAGTTTTCAATAAAAAAAATCTTCTATGTAATGCTTTCATTTGCGCTCCACCAAAACATATTATTATGAAAAAAGCATTGAACATAATAGAGGATTTATATAGAGAAAATGGAGATGCTATTTTAAATGTTTTCAATTGTTTCGGAGGAGATATCATAACAAAATCAATAGTCGATAACAATAAACAATGTTGTAAACTTATAAAAAGAAATTTAATTTATCCTATTTCAGATCCGAAAGTCGATCTTAAAAGATCTGAAAAAGATATTAAAATGTTAAAAACATGCGATTACGATGATGCATTTATGGTACATTATTGGATACATTCCAATTTTGAATCTAAAGAACTTATAAATAATTTCTCTTGGAATGATGAGAAAAACGTAAATCAGAATGTGTACAGATTTTTTCAAACTCTTTATACCACAAATAAATACTTAAAAGATTAATACAATTAATAATCAAATATGGAATATAATAACATTTTCGAGAATATAGACAGTTGTGACAAAAGTTATATTATTGGATATATTGGTAATAATATCACAAATATAGAATATAATGAAAACAAAGTTATAAAATTACAAATTTATATATCACCAACAAATCATCATATAACTACATATTTTGAACCAAAATATTGTACGCTCAATGACAAAAATGAAAATATTTACAGTATTGAATCCATTGATATGATAAATCATATTTTAAATAATTTATTCGAAGACATAAGTCAGGATTCTCAATTATCATTGAGTTATTTCACTTGTCCTGAAAATTGCAAATACAGTTTTCTGAGAGCATATTTCGAAAAACATTTCAATTTCTCTAAATCAGATAATACTATAACTGTAAATTTTGATTCAGACGAAAATCTTGAATTTTTCACAACAATAATGAATATCCCTTACACAAAAAATAATAAAAGTATTTTGTACATTGGAACAAATTACATTGATTTATTTGGAAAACTATATCAAGACGACGTTCCCAAAGATAACAGAATCTCAGAAATTTTTAAAGATATTGAAAGTATGGAAATAGTACTTGGGTATAAAAAACTAACAGACGATGCTTATATTCCAGCAAAAACAAACTATTCTGATGTAGGTCTTGATTTGACTGCAATTGGAATTTCAAAAAGAATAAATGATGAAACATTTCTATGTAAAACTGGAATAAGTTTGGAAATACCAGTTGGATATTATGTCGAAATTGTTCCAAGATCTTCAATAAGTAAGACTGGTTACATGTTATCAAATTCGATAGGTATAATTGATTGTTCATATAAAGGAGAATTATTAATTGCTTTGACTAAATCGAATAAAGATATAGGGGATCCAGAATTTCCATTGAGATGTTGTCAATTGATAATGAAAAAACAAATATTTCCTAAGATGAAAGAGATTTCATTGCTTACAGAAAGTACAAGAGGATCAGGTGGTTTTGGTTCAACCGGATAAGATACCATCAATATATTCTAAATTATTATTTATAAACAAATTATTTTTGGAAAAAGACTTGGAACATATCACGAATTTATCATGAAACATATTTTTAATTTCTTCTCTTACTAAAATATTATTGGTATTATATTTCCAAAAATACAATGGTTTGTATTTAAGTTTTTCAGTAGGATATGCAATATGTAAATCATCTAATATAAAATCAGATACATCTTGATTTTTTTCAACCTGAAAATCAATATTTGATTTCAACATAGTATGAATCATATTGGAATCCAACTCACAAATTGAATTGAAGAGCAATTTGTGATAATCTCTCCAAATATTAAATTTTAAAAGATTATGTTTTGAGATAGCTGTAAATAGTATATCACAATAATAGGTATTATTTATATAGAATTTATCATTTAAGTGTTGTATTATTTCAACATTTTCATTAAAAATCACCTTTCCATTCTTTTTTTTAAATTGTTCTAATAACCTTTTCTCAACCATTGAAACACTATTACTATTCAAAAAATAAGTAGTATTTTGTTTTGCAAAAAAAGTCAGAAATATATTTAAGAAATCAAAAATATTTATATTGTTCAAAAGATCTTTTAAATGAATATTTTCTAAATATTTGACTTCTTTATATGTCAAATATTTTTGAACAACATAGTAGGCACAAATATTATCAAAAAAACAAGATGGTACCTTTTTCAAAAAAGATTTCATTTTAATCAATATTGGAAAAAGTATTTCGTTATATTTTATTTTTTTCACTATTTTACCATGAATACCAAGTTGTTTTAATAATTTTATATATGTTGTATGACTACTATCATATAATCTACAATTATCATAATAATATTTACAATCATTTTTGCAAATATCTTTATTTCTTTCTATTATTGTCACATTATATCCATTTTTTAAATAAATCACGCCAGCATATAATGCCGAAATATCACACCCTATTATAATTACATTTTTTTTCATTTAGTATATTAAGTATGAACTGTAATATCGCTATTTTAATTATAACTTTGCTAATTTGTTCTTATATATTGATAACAAATTGTTCCAAAATTAATCTTATAGTTGAATCGTTTGAAAATTCAGAAGATATTATAAATGATCTGAAATCTGAAATATCAGCTCCTATTGTCAAAACAAATCCATCAACAATATTATTTGATGCCCCTGGAACAGATGTAGACGGTAACGAAGTTCCTGCTGAAATAATAACACAATATGAAGAAATTGATACCAAAGATATGTACAAAAATATTTTAATGTCAGATGATATTAAAATAGATCCCGAACCAGTATCAGAACCAAAATATGAAATACTTGATACAATAATAAAAGAAGATAATAATCGTTTCAGAACTATACAATTCGAAAATCAAGAAAGAGAACTAATGCCAAAACCAAAAAAAGAAGTAAATTTGAAAGACAGATATAGCAGTAACTATATTGAAATACCAATGCAAGAAAGATCACTAAATATGTCAACATATCAACATGTATATAACAATAAAATTGATATAGATGATCCGATACAAGATTCTTATTTACCATATTCTTATAATAAGCAACATACAAAGTCAGTTGAACAAAATAACTTCGAATATGCAATCATATCAGTCTATAAGAATGTATTGAATAGAAATCCAACAAGTGATGAATTAGAAAAATATACAAATCAAATGATTTTAAATGAGATGGATGAATCTTTATTGAAAATTCATTTATTAAATACAGTAGAATACAGAAGAAATATTAAATTACAATCAAATGAAGTATCAAATGATATACAATATGAACATGCTAAAAAAGACCTTATATTTATAATTAGTAATTTATATATTGATGAGATCGGAAAAGAAATACCAAAAGGTATGTTGCTTCCATTGAAAGATATATGGATATATTTCCAAGGAAATCAATATTTATTCCGTGCATTTTTGGTACATAAAAACTATACATTATTTGAAAAGGAAGTAATGGAAACAAATCTATTATCAAAATCAAATTTATCAAGATTAATTGACAAATATTTCATATTATATGATTTGAAAATGACAGCAAATGATATTCAACGATATGATGTGATGTCAAGAAAAACAAAAAATACAATAGAAGGTAATAATGTTAAATCATTCAGAGGAGTAGATGAAAATGATATAAATACGGAAAACTTATATAAAAAAATAAATGAGAATGCAACAAAAGTAGAATTAAATTCAAATAAAGTAAAATACAATCTCGCATCAGATCTTCAAAAAACTAAAATTAGACTGAATGAAATTATGGGAGATATGAATGATTCAGTCTAATGGTGTTGTATTTATTTTCATTCCACAATATTCGACAGCTTTTTTATTATAATCTGTTTTGATATATATTCCAATATTTATAGACTCTTCCAATATCCATTTAAAATTATCCCAAAATTCTTGAGAATGTCCAATACTTTCTGTTGCTAAATGAGCAAATTCATGTAACACAACAAACATCATAGTATTAATATCAACCAAATTATTTTTATTTCGAAGACAGAGAACTATCTGTTCGCCTTTGTTAATAGAATAACTTGTATATCCAGAGTTTTCATCTCCTTCTTTGAAACGATTAGGATTATAATTCTTTTTCAACATAACAATTCTTTGATCATCTGATGGATAAGTATTTTCAAGATTTTGCATGAGTAAATCTAATTTACTTCTTATAGTTGCAATCAAATTGGCAGCATTTAATGAATCTTCTCTATTTTGTACTAAATAAACATTATCATCTATTGTACTTGTGACTTTTTCTAAATTTTCATCAAAAAATACATAATAAAATAAAAATCCAAACAATACTAAAACTGAGAATATGAGTAGTCCTTCTATTCCAACATCCATTCTACATAAATGAAAAATAAAAAAAATGATGTTAAAGATAATATATTATTATTATATAAATGGAATTTCCTAGAAAAGAACCATCAAAATTAAATACAAACAAAGAATTGCAAATTCAAATAACAGACTGGTATATTCCAGAAAATGATAGAAGTCGTTCTAAACCAGACTCTGTAGAAGAGGCTGAATTTTATACAATATGTTTGTATGGAACAACTAAAAAAGGAGCTACTGTTAGTATTCGTGTTACAGGTTATGAACCATATTTCTATGTTAAACCACCAGAATCATGGGAAACATATACAGATAACAAATTTATAACAGAAACTAAACTTATAAAATCAACTTTATTGGAAGATAAATACCCATGTGTTTTCAAGGGTTCAAAATACAACAGAAAAATAACCAAATCTGGATTTGAAACTCATTTATCAAATGTTTCTATGATTAAAAAAAAGGATTTCTGGGGTTTTACAAACAATAAGGAGTTCAGATTCATCAAGATAACTGTCAAATCATTGTTTATGTATAACAACTATAAATACTATTTTGAAAGTTTGAAACAAAAAGGGTTCAAAATGTATGAAAGTAATATCGATCCATTCTTGAGATATATTCATGAAATGGATATCAAACCATGTGGATGGATTTCTGTAGTAGATTATCTTGAAGAAGATAATGATAATTATGAAACAAGATGTGATTATAATGTTGTTGTTGAAAATACAAATATATCAGCTATCGATAATAACTCATTTGCACCACTTTTAATTACATCATTTGATATTGAATGTACAAGTAGTCATGGTGACTTCCCTGTTGCAAAAAAAGATTATAAAAAGGTAGCACAAGATTTTGCACAAGTTGCCAAAGCAGGATATTCAATTACAACAGAATTCTTATTGTATTGGTTTGAGAAGATATTAAAAGAAAAGGATGTTGAAGTTGAGAAGAATTTGATTATAAATAAGGTATTTGTGAAAAATAAAAAGGAATACAAATTTGATAACTATAAAGAAAAGATTGAGAAAAAAAGTAACCAAATCATAAAATACCTCGATGATATTTCAAATTATATAGAACAAGATGATGATGTTGAAAACGAAGAAAATATCAAACCAAATACTGTAAAAGAACAAAATATCATAATAAATTCATTAAATGATATTTTTATGGAAATTCTACCACAATTGGAAGGAGATAAGATTATTCAAATTGGCACGACTGTACACAAATATGGTTCTGATAATATTGTCTACAAAAATATTATATCATTGAATTCTTGTAATAAAATTACAGATGCTGATGTAATAGAATGTAAAACAGAAACCGAAGTTTTGAGAGAATGGAAAAATCTTATTATTCGTTTAAATCCAGACATTTTGACAGGATACAACATATTTGGTTTTGATATGGAATATATCTGGAACAGAGCTGAAGAAAATAATTGTGTAGATGAAATATTTCAAGGATTGGGTAGAAATATTTCAAGAAAATCAACATTAATAAAACAAGAACTATCGTCTTCTGCACTTGGTGATAATATTTTGAAATATTTTGATATGGACGGAACTGTTGTTATTGATCTTCTCAAAATAGTTCAAAGGGATCATAAATTAGATAGTTACAAACTTGATAATGTTTCATCAATCTTTATAGGTGATAAAAAAGATGATCTTAAACCATGTGAAATTTTTCAGAAATTCAAAGGTTGTGCAGAAGATAGATGTACAATTGCGAAATATTGTATCCAGGATTGTGCTCTTGTAAACAAACTCATTCATAAATTGAAGATTTTAGAAAATAATATTGGGATGGCAAATGTATGTCTTGTTCCTCTCAATTATCTTTTCAAAAGAGGACAAGGTATAAAAATCTTTTCACTTGTTGCCAAGCAATGTATGGACAAGGGATTTCTCATTCCTACTAACAAATATTCAGATTATCAAAGAGAAGGTGAAATGGATGGTTACGAAGGAGCTGTTGTACTCGATCCAAAGGAAGGTATATATTTGAATGAACCAATTGTTGTATTTGATTATGGATCACTATATCCATCATCGATGATTGCCAGAAATTTATCACACGATTGTTATGTTATGAATGACAAATATATAGTCGATGATCCAAATATTGATTATATTAAAGTTTCATATGACGAATATACAGGAACTGGTGATAAAAAAACAAAGACTGGTGTAAAAGAATGTGTTTTTGCAAAATATAAGGATGGGAAAAAAGGTGTTATACCAGACATCTTATGTATGTTGTTACAAGAAAGAAAAAGTACAAGAAATAAAATAGAATATAAAACTGTAACAACAAATGATGCTACCTATTCTGGAATTATTTCAGAAAAAGGAGGTATTATTACAATTGATGATAATGGTAAAAAACACAAGGTTAAGATTGCTGAAATTATTAAACAGCACGATACATATAACAAATTTGAACAAGATGTTTTAGATGCTTTACAACTTGCTTACAAAATTACGGCTAATTCTCTTTATGGACAGATTGGTGCTAAAACTTCGCAGATATATCTGAAAGATATTGCAGCATGTACAACAGCAACAGGTAGAGAAATGATAATGTTAGCTAAAGATTATGTTGAAACACACTATAATGCAAATGTTATTTATGGTGATAGTGTTATGCCATATACACCATTGACATATACTACAGGAGGATCTATTAAGGTTACCACATTTGAAAAAATGGAAGGGGACTGGTTTCCTTACACAAATTTCAAATCAAATGACAATAATATATCTAATAAAGAACAATTTATACCAAATTACATATTTGTATGGACTCATGAAGGATGGGCCAGGATAAAGAGATTTATAAGACATAAAACTACTAAAAAAATATATCGTGTTATCACAAATTCTGGTGTTATTGATGTGACAGAAGATCACAGTTTATTGGATGAATATGGTGAAGTTATTAAACCAAATGATTGTAAAATTGGTCAAAAATTACTTCATAAAGTTCCAAATATATCAGCTGGTAATAATAGTTTTGATGAGGATATTGCATATATATATGGTGTATATGTTGCTGCTGGAAAAATATATAAATATGACAATATGGAAATTTTCGAAGTAACAAGTACTGAATACGAAAGTCTATTTAAATTTAAGACAATTATGGAACAAAAGTTTGATATACATTTGAAATTAGTCTACTTTAACAACAAATATATGTTGAAAAAAGAAGATTATGAAATCAAAATCGCAAATATATTTGATTGTTGTCATTTCGATGGTCACAAGATTGTTCCAGAAATAATTATTAATTCGTGTGAAAATGTCATAAAATCTTTCAAAACAGGTTATTTCAAAATACACGATAGATATATCTTCAAATTAGACCAACAAGCACTTGCACAATCATTTGTAATACTTGAACAGATGATAGGAAATTCTTACATATACAATGTTAATGATAATAATATCTATTTCATATATCAATATATATCTTTTGAAGATATATATCGTATTGTTGATATTAAACTATTACATGATTCTTATACAGGATTTGTATATGATATAGAAACTGAATATGGTGTATTTCATGGAGGAATTGGAAATCTTATAGTTAAGAATACTGATTCTATATTCTGTTCATTTCCATTGAAGACAAAAGAAGGGAATGAAGTATATGGTAAAGAAGCTTTGCCTTATGCAATAGAAGTTGGTAAACATGTTGAAAAAAATATTGTATCCATAATGCCTTCTCCTCAAAAACTCAATTATGAAAAAACACTATATCCATTTATCTTATTTAGTAAAAAACGATATGTTGGAAATCTATATGAGTTTGATGTCAACAAATTTAAACAGAAATCCATGGGAATTGTTTTAAAACGAAGAGATAACGCTAATATAGTGAAAAAGATATATGGAGGTATAATTGATATAATTTTGAATAAACAGGATTTGAAAGAATCTATTGTATTTTTGAAAGAAGAACTCACTAATCTTGTTGATGGAAAAACACAAATAGATGATCTGATTATTTCAAAAAGTCTAAAAGGTTCATATATTGATGCTACAAAAATTGCTCATAAAGTTTTAGCAGATCGTATTGCTGAGAGAGATCCTGGTAATAAACCACAGGTAAATGATCGTATACCATATGTTTATATCTATGCACCTGATGCAAAATTACAAGGTGATAAAATAGAGAATCCTGATTATATTTTGGCGAATAATTTGAAAATTGATTATTTGCATTATATAACCAATCAGATTATGAATCCTGTATTACAGTTATATGCACTTTGTCTCGAAGAATTACCGAACTACAATGAAGATGTTGATTATTGGATTCATGTAGAAAATGATTTGAAAAAGAAACCATTGTATCAAAATGATATAAAAAGAAAAAACAGAATGGAAAATCTGAAATTACAAAAAGTGAAGGAATTATTGTTCAACGAGTTCATAGAAAAGTTAAGTGAACCGAAAGTCAAAAAGGTTAGAAAAACACCCATAAAAAAAGGTAAGGTCGAAATAGGAGATAATATAGATAAAACAATAAAGAAAAAAGAAAAGAAAGCTAAGGTTGAAATTATTGAAAATAAAAACGAAATTCAAGAAGTTGAAACCAAAGCAGAAATAGTTCCAAATGCAACAATTAAGGTAACATTGAAAACAAAAACCAAAAAGATTGAGAGTATAGCATATATATTTGAGGGGAAGAATAAGATATGGAAATATACAAATGAAGAAGGAAAGACCAAAGATGATGAAATAATCTATATAATATCACAAATGATTGAATTTGCAAAACCTAAAAATATGAAACTTGTAATTGATATCAATTCTGTTCCATTCAAAAAAGATTATATGAGAAGTTTGCTTGATTATAAAGAGATTGAGAAAAACGTTGATGAAAATGTTGTTCAAAAATCAATTGATGAAAATGACGTAGGTCGTTATAAAAGTATACATAATATATTCAAATATGAAAAACTCATTCAACAAAAAGAGCATTTTACAATAAAACAATAAACAAACTATTTTAGCAGAAATGTTAAATCCGTTATTAAAGTTAACATATGAAGTGATACAATATATTTATCTATTTTTGATTTAGGAATATAATCACCGAAACCAACTGTTGATGTTACAGTGAGTGAAAAGTAAATTGCATCAAAAGGTGTTTCAAAATTCATTGGATTTCCTGCGAAATACATTAAAATATAAATGATTGAAAATATTATAAAGGTTCTTATCATCTTTTTTACTTTATATAAATATAAGAAAAAACCAATATATTTATAAGTAATGATTGAACATAAACAAATGAAAAATATGGATGGGAATTTATATAATGTGAAAATAATAAAATCATATGAAACCCCTAATGAAAACAAATTACAAAATAAAATTGAAAAAAAAGAATATGATCCGTTATGTGCGTGTTTTGTAAATGTTTTTTGATATAAAAACAAATGTTATATACAATTATAGAAATGTCACATAACATAAATAATTTTTCATATCAACAACCTTCGGAAATACAGAAACCGATAATGGTTCAACAACCTCAAATGGTTCAACAACCTCAAATGGTTCAACAACCTCAAATGGTTCAACAACCTCAAATGGTTCAACAACCTCAAATGGTTCAACAACCTCAAATGGTTCAACAACCTCAA